AAAAATGTGTGTAGATGATTATGCACATTACTGGGGCATAGATGTTACATATTATGAAGCATTTAATTTTGTTAAGTATGAAGGTGAAGGAACTCATTTCAATATTCATGCAGATCATGGCCCTTCTTATAACTGTACAGTTTCTGCAGTAATATATATTAATGATGATTATGAAGGAGGAGAAATTAAATTTCCAAGATTAGATAATTTTGTTTATACTCCAAAAGTTGGTGATATAGCTATTTTTCCTTCAAACTATATTTATGAACACGCCTCTTTGCCAATGAAAACAGGAACAAAATATTGCGTTGTTGTTATGACGGATATAAATCTTTTAGGCCACACAAGAAATTAAAATAGGAGATTATATGAATACAGAAAATAAAATATTAGAGCCTTGGAGTAGTTATGAAGAAATTGCTCCAGGAATATTTGTTTATCATGATGTTTTGCCAACAGATCTAGATATTATTAATAGACTAGAAAATGTACTAAAACCTCTTGGATCTGAGGGGTATGCTTGGCAGCCAGCTTATGTAGGATATAAACAACTAATGCCAGAATATAGAGACTGTGTTGATTTTAAATTTAAAAAAACAGATATTGAAAATGATAAATCAGAAAGCTCTATTAAACTTCAGAGTATTTGGCAAGATTGCTATGACAGACAAAAGTTAGCAGTAGAAGACTATTGTAGAAGATTTAATATTTATAATTTAAAGTACTGGGAAGCATTTAATTTTATTAAGTATGAGGCAGGACATCACTTTATGGAGCACCATGATCATGGGTTCTCATATAATTGTACTGTTTCTTTAGTTGCCTATATTAATGATAATTTTGAAGGCGGAGAGTTATTTTTTAGGCTGCAAGGAATTACCTATACTCCAAAAGCTGGAGATGTTGTATTATTCCCATCTAATTTTATGTATCCTCATAAAGCAAAAGTGGTTCATTCTGGGACTAAGTATTCATTAGTAACAATGCTTGACTATAGCAGTAAATTCCATACCCCAGAAATGTATCAAGAAACTGGGTCATAATGTCAATAATTACTTGTTATAAGAAAACGCCTTTAGCATTTACAATAAGCCCTATGTCTATTAAAAGAGATTGGATGGATGAAACTCCACAAGGCCATGCCTATAGGTGTCATCCAGTAACTTCTGCTAATGTTGTTGGTTGGAGTATATCATGCCCAGTAGATATAAATTTTATTTGGAACGGTATCAACGATACAAGCAGTAATAATGTAACAATTTTAGAAGGCAATAATTATGCATACACTGGAAGAGGACAATCTACCGTTAGTTTTAATACGGGTTTTATTTTAAGAACAAATGAAACAACAAGCGTCATTGCCATAAATCCTCAAAATTATTTTAATACAGATATAGAAGTTGTTTCTTCTTTAATATCAACATCTTTTTTAAATACAGACTTTCCATTAGCAATTAAATGTAAAACTCCAAACAAAGAAATTACTATTAAAGCAGGAACTCCATTAGCAACAATAATTCCTATATCATTAACTTCTTTACAAGATGAATCAATTGAAATAGTTGATTTTATTTATACGCAAGAATATGGAGAATCATTAACGGCATATGGTACTGCAGCACAAGAAATTAATAAATCTGGTGAATGGACCGATTGGTATAGAAATGCTGTAAATGAAAAAGGTGAGTCAGTTGGATCACACGAGGTTAAAAATTTAAAACTTAGTGTCATTGATAATACAAGGAGCATGAATGAAAATAATTGAATTTATAGCTAATAAAAATTGGCTTACAAAAGATAGTGAATTAAAACCTTTATCAACATCAAAATTAATTCCTAGATGGTATAGCGAAGCTGATAGATTTTTTAAGATGGGAAATGGTGAGTATCATGAGACTCCAGGTTTTGGAAAAACTCCTACCTGGAAAGCCTGTCCTTCGGTACTTGATATTTTAACTACTGGGTATAGTTTGGTAACTCCATGCGATGTAGAATTTTTTATAACTGAAGATGGAACTATTGATGCAAGAGTTGAAGATAAAGCATATTTAAATTTTGTTACAACTAGGCCTCCAATGCAAGACTTTCACAACCCTGAAGGATACCAAAAAACTCACTTTGCTTGGTGGCCTGAGTGGGGAGTTAAAGTTCCAGATGGATATAGTGTTTTGTATGTATCTCCATTCAATCGTTATGATTTGCCATTTATGACAGTTTCTGGAATTGTTGATAACGATAAAGTTAACCTTCCTGGATTAATGCCATTTTTTATACAAAAAGATTGGACTGGAATTATCCCAGCAGGAACTCCGTATGCTCAGCTTTTGCCATTTTTAAGGGAAGACTGGAAATCTGAAATTAGTATTCCCACAGAAATAGAAATAACTCATAACAATATAGAAAATAGTAAAAAATATCGTATCCCAGATGGAGGAGTCTATCGAAAAAAAGTTTGGACTAGAAGGTCATACGAATAGAAAATGGTATAATAAAAATATGGAACAAAATAATCAATCATATACAGTAGTAAAAAGACTACCTTCTATAACTCCGTCTGGCTGGTTTGGAGATAGCAAAGATATGATTGTTGAGCTAGAAAACTTTATGACTAAAGAAGAGATAGAGTTTTTAGAAAAGTCTGCTAAATCTTTAACAATTTGGGACATAACTCAAAGCCATACAAATGAAAATGGAACTGTTACTTATGACTCAGATTACTGGAAAGATAGAGTGGCAACTCAACCAACTTTAGACAAAAATGATCCCAATATCTCACCAGTCATTGCTGGACTATTTCAAAGGCTAAGACCAATAATTGAAGAATTTTATAAAGTAGAAGTTATCCCTACTGGAACCACTATTGTTAAATGGCTTCCAGGACAATTTCAAAATCCTCATGCAGACAAAGAGCTTCACGAAGGACCAGATGCTGGAACTCCAAATGATTTTCCTAACTATGATCTTTCTAGTTTGTTTTATTTAAATGACGACTACGAAGGTGGAGAGTTATACTTCCCACTACAAGGTATACAGTTTAAACCTAAAAAGGGTGCTGCTTATTTTTTCCCAGGAGATAAAAATTATATTCATGGAGTAACTGAGATTAAAAGTGGTTTAAGATTTACTTGCCCATTTTTTTGGGAGATTACAAAACACACAGGAGATAGGCAACCATAATGAATTTAAACAATAAAGATAGAATAACAAAAGACATAGTAGTTTATAAAAATTTTATAAGCAGAGAAGATTGCAAAAAAATGATTCAAGCTTTAGATGCTCAGGCAAATAATGGTGTAATTTCTTGGATGCCTATTTCATTTTATGAATCATATTCTTCAGTATTGCCACAAAATAATGATAAAGAATTATTGGAGGTTGGGCTATCTCCAACTATTTTTTCAGACATTGAAAAAATAATGCCAGAGGCAATTGCTTCAGTCCACAACCTTGATTCAAAAATAATCTCTAAGATTGGATATCACACCCAAAAGTGGGAGCCTGGCGCATACGCAAGAATACATTCTGACAATACAGACTCTGAAGGAAAATCAGGCGCATTTACAAGAAGCCGCTATGCAGGTTTTTTATATCTTAATGATGATTTTGAAGGAGGGCTGCTTAAATTTCCAAGTCAAAACATAGAGATTAAACCAGAAGTTGGAATGCTTGCCGTTTTTGACGGGGGATTTAATAACATGCACGAAGTATCCCTAATAGAAAGTGGAGTAAGATACACTATTGGATCTTTCTGGGACGATAGAGAAGAGTCTGACTATCCACAGGAATTAAGAGATGCTTGGGCAGAAGAAATGAAAGCAACAAGAGCACAGCAAGAAATTGAAAGAGCTGAATGGCAAGAACTTTTAAAACAAGGTTGGAAACTAGATGCTGATGGAAATAAGTATAAAGTAGAGGATCTAGATAATAATGCCTAATTTCTTAAAAGACATATTAGAAAAAAATAACTTTCAGGTTGAAGAAATTAATGGTGAAGCTTTGATAGTTAAAGACTTCTTATCTAAAGAAGAGTTAGATAAAATTTTTGACGTTATCAAATCAACTCCAAACGAAGAGTGGTTTATAGAATATAACGCTAACTTAAAAAACTTTTGTATGCAAAAATTTGGTAGAGATGATGTTGAAAACTTAGTTGCTGAAGGAAAATTTGAAATAACTAAAAACTGGCAAGACAAAAATTTAAATATAGGAAAATATCCATTTCAAAGAGCATTATTTAATAGGTTAAATGATTTAGTTGAAAAGGTAGATAACTCATTAGAGGTAAGTGGTTTTGCTACTATTCAAAGAATGCAAGAAGGCGTTGAGCTAAAGGCGCATACAGACCAGCATACCGATCCTTCTATTAAGTATGCTGCCATTTTGTATTTAAATGATGACTATGTTGATGGAGAATTGTTTTTTGCAAACAGTGGACTAGAACTAAAACCTAAGCCTGGGTCATTAGTTCTTTTTCCAGGAAATGACGAGTATAATCATGGCGTAAGGCACGTAGGTGCAGGACCCATAAGATACGTGCTTGTTAGTTTTATTAAGGAAAAGGGATTTTATGAGAAGAATAGATACTAAGGGAGAAACAAATGAATAAAGAAATTTTACATGAAAAAGTTTACTACTATAAAAATGGTGTTAAAAACTTTCAAGAGTTGATGAAAACCATTGATGAGTTAGACAAAATAGAAAATCCACAGCCTTGGGAAAACTGGACTGCATCTAATGACAAAAACTTTATTTATGGAAAAACAATGTCATTTGATAAGAATCAAATAAACGCAATGGAAGAGCCACATAGATCTAAGATGATTTTTATATTTGACACAATTATGGAATCTTTTTATGATGTTTCTAAAGACTTTGCTATTTCTATTGGCGATACTGATGAACCAAGACTATTTCCAGTATTTAACATTAAAAAATACAAAGCTGGAATTGGAATGGGTGCCCATTTTGATCAGCTAGATGGAGATCAGACTCTAAGATATTCTTTGGTAATGTACCTAAACGATGATTTTGATGGTGGAGAAATATCATTTAAGCTTTCAGAATATAAGAATATAGGAGAGTTCCCATCTCCAGATCTTGACTATGATGTTGCTGTTGCAAAGAATGAAATTGATTTTGGACTAAAGCCTAAAGCTGGAAGCATTATTATATTTCCTTCTTCAGCACCATATCATCACACTGCTCATATTGTAAAAACGGGATTTAAATACATGGTTCCAAGTCACTGGATACATAACAACATGGAACTTAATCGCAGTCAGAGCATGTAGTTGAAAACAGCTATAGTAACTGGAGCAAGTAAGGGTGTTGGGTTAGCAACAGTTAAACGTTTGTCTGAAAATGGATATAAAGTTATTGCTGTTTCAAGAAACCTTTCAAAAGTATCCGAACTAATATCTGATAATGTTGAGGTATATAGCCTAGACATTACAGACTCTAAAGCAATAGAGATATTCTTTGAAAAATACAAAGATATTACCCTAGATCTTTTGGTTAATAATGCTGGAGGAGGATCAGGTCCAACTTACATTATTAATGAGACTCCAGAAAACTTTAGAAAAGCCTACGACATAAACGTTACTGGCCCCATGTATTTATCTCAACTATTTGTACCATGTATGGAAAAATCAGAATCTCCAACCATTATCTTTGTTACATCTTTTGGTGGTAAAGTACCATATCGTGGTGGAGGAAATTATACAAATGCTAAAAGAGGTGAGCGTGGTTTGATTGATACAATGAGACTTGAGTTCCCTCAATTTGGAATCAAGATTACAGAAATCTGTCCAGCAACTATTGATACCCAAGAACAAAAACGGGATCAAGCATTAACCGCAGAAGATTTGGCAGAAGCTATTTACTGGGTAGGATCATTACCAAGTCATGTTAATATAAATGAAATTGAAATTTGTCATATTAACAGCAGCAAATATAACTAGTTGTTTTATTTATAACACTTTCGTTATATAAAAGTACTAACTATAAACAATAACTTTATAGATTAAATCTGAGCGTGGAATTGTTTTTAATTCTATGCTATACTTAGGACTACTTCCGATTCTACGAAGTACTCAACCAATATTAGAAAGGTGGCATACTTAAATGT